CCCCGCCGTTGTGCCGACATTCAGCGATGATGCGCCACCCAGCCCCAGGTTTGTTCTTGCTGCTGCTGTATCATTCAAATCAGACAGATTTCTCGTTACTTGCAATGCCCCATTTGCATTATTTACTGTCGTCAATAAATTTAGATTTGTGATTGCAGCAAGTACAGCGCTTGGTCCCGCTGCTGCTATTTCAGATAAGTTATTATCTGTTTTGAGGAACTTGTTGGCATCAATGCCGTTACTGACTAGCTTTAAAATTGCCCGGCTGATTTGATCAAACTCCTCACTATCTGCTTCAATGTCAGCCGCCGATAAAATACTCATCAACTCTCGCTGAATAGTATTAAACCACTCAGCAGGTAATATGGTGGGTGGTACCCCGGCAGCAACGTTGCCGTCGGTAAATTCGCCGTTACTGTCGGCGCGCGTATTCGGTATATCACCAATTTTTTGCATAGAAAATCCTCGCCGGGTAAGGCGCTTAAAAATGAATAGAGAGTGACTAGCTAGCTGATGTAGCCAAATTTAAGAATGGTGTGAGATGGGTTTAATACGGTTAATCGGCATTCAAGTTGTTTGTTTCCCCACGAACGCAGTGGATCACTGCAATAAGTCAAACCGCATTGGGCATAATTGATCGTGGTCTCCGGCGCAGTGATCAGCCATGTAAACGGCCACTCTTCACCGTTTATGGCGTCACCGCAAACCGACATCCCGGCACATGCCTGTCGATATTGGGTGATTGAGATGGTGTAACCCAGCGCCCCGGCAACATGGGTAAAATAAGCCACCGACTGACCACCAATGCCAAACAGTTTGGAGACTACGGCCCGCTGGCGCTGGATAATGCTGTCTACCTCACCTATTGCGCATAAATCCGGTAACCCAAGCGTCGCTTCCCACTCGGGCAACATGGCGGTCGCTGTTGAAGGGAAGGCGGCATCGAGCAGATCACGGGCATCCCCATCACTGCGCTGGTAAGACCTTGCCAGTGCTCGTAACGTGCTGGTTTGAACCCCGTCTGATATTTTGGGCCAAACTAAGCCCCCAGGCATCAGCGATTGAATTGCGGCGGTATAGTCATTAACAGAATATCGACTCATAGGTAGGTCACCGTGCCCCGGATGGGTAATTGTCCGGTTTCAAGCTGGATGTTAGTCGTTGGGGAGTCGAGAATAAAACCGCTGGTGCCTGTCACATCACCGATGGCCAGTAGCAGTGATGACAGCAGAATTTTACCGCCCGGCTCACCCTCAGTAAAAAAGACCTCATCAATAGCTGTATTGATTGCTGTGGTGGTTTCGCTATCTGCCGTAAAGATGCCGCTAATGACAAAATTCACGGGTGCTGCTACCGGTGCACAGACATAGATGATAGCAATAATGGGCTGTAAGGGGTAAATGTGGTCGGCTACCCGCCCCTGATCACCGGTTGCTTTCACCGCGCCCCACTCTTCGAATTGCGATATGCCATCACTCCCGATCGGGAAGCCGCCAGAATCATTGTCATCACACATAATGTAAATACCGACCGTACCCACCCCCTGCAAGCGGCGCTTCACCCAACAACGAGTCACCCCCGGCACTGCTAAAGCCCAGCCGCGATAATCGGTATCATTGCCGCCTTGAGGAGTATTTTGATAAGCCAGTAACATGCGGGAACGAAAAGCATCTTCTGACTCAATATCCGCGCCACCGGATATCTTAACGATTGCAGTGGCCACCGACATGACCCCATCAATGGCCACATCCAATGTCAGAGACGTTCCTGCATCTGCATTCCCCGCAACACCACCACCAGAGCTATCATCAAGTACACTAGGGAGCACGGCCGTGATTGAGCCAGTGGCTGTGCCGCCAGCGTCCAATGTTACCTCATGATCGAGGCGATATTGATAACCATCGGCCCGATTTAACAGGCTCCCAGTTGCAATCACTCGGCCTGCGGTGCCACTAAACTCGACGGTAGGACAGGTGGCGGGATTGGCGGGCTTGCGAAACACATCCTTCAACGCGGCCCACGCGGCAAGATATTCATCGGTGGCATTATAAGGCGTGGATTGCAGCGCGATATAATCCAGATAGCCATAATGTAAATGCGCCATTCCGGCATCAGCATCACTGATCACACCAATATTGGAGAAGCGCAATAAGTTACCGCCGGTCTTGAGTTCTGATTGAATATAAGACAGGTTGCGCTGGCGCAGTTCGCTTAATGTGGGGCGATTAAATGGCATGTATTAGGTCTCCCATACCCATGAAAATTTGACTGAAGCCTGTGTTTTAGCGGGCTGCTGGTAGCCAATGATGAGATTTAACCGGTTGGGGTACATTATCTGGGCGTTGGTGCTGATTGCCGTCACCACGCGATCATCAAGCAACCAAACCAAGGCTTCATTGGCATAGTCTTCAGCCTTTAGCGCTACCTTGGTGGTGAGTTTTTCGCGGCGCAGCAACCACAGGCGGGAGCCGATCGGGTGCTCTGATCCAGTATCGCCCCACCAGCCGCGACGATCATCACCATCAATAACATCATCAGCGCGAGCTAACCGGTCAGTGAATAGGCTAATCAAAATAGCAGTCTCTAAATCATTGCCATCCAGTAGCCCACCGCCGCCGGTCTGCCAGTCGCCCAGCAATTTGCCCGGCTCCCAGATTGTTTTGATATCGGTTGTCATTGAACCACCTTGCCCGTCGCTTCACTGGTTAATGTCGAGCTACCGCCCTGCACATTTTTCAGTTGGTGATTGTGGGTGTTATAGGCTTCGCGTAGGGTTTTCAGTGTGGTGCCATTGCTGCCAGCGTTATCGACAATATCGCCGCTGACCTCCAGTAGCGGGGTATTTAGCCGTACTTTTACCGTGGCATTAACCGTCACCTCAGTCGCATTATTGACTGTGACCGGCTGACTATTGGCCTCAATAATAATGCCAGCTTCCGTTAACTTGATGTATTGCCCCCACTGCGAATAAATCACCGTCTCACCCGAATTTAGCCCAACATGACGAAATGACTGATGATTGGAACCAATGATGACCGCGCTTGACCGGTCGCCGCCCAGAAAGCCAATCACCACATCGGTACCGGTGGGTAACCCGGACGAAAAACCAAATTCAGCCAATCTCGGCGTATCACTACGGACTTCCAGCGGGGTTTGGTATTGAACGGTTTGAACTGAACCACCATCATGACTGCCGGTCACCCGCCCCACCCCGATCATCATTTTTATTTGCCGGTATAACTTGGCTAGCTGCCCTGATTCACTCATCACTGATTCGCCTCCATAAGATTGGAATAAAACTGATAAGGTTGGACGGTGAAGGCTTCAGGCGGCATCAGCACCATTTGCGCGGCGGTACCCTGGTCGTCTTTGAGATACGTCACCTCCGATAACAACCAGAGCTCGTCCTTTAAGCCAAAGATAGGCAAATCAATCGGGATCAGGGTGTTGGGTTCCCATAACTTCCCGTCTTTATCGCGCCAGCTATCGACTGTTACCAACAGCTCTTTAGAGCGCCCATAGCGGCGGTTCATTTCCCAGTCGATGCACTGCTGGGCCAGTTTTAGCGCCTTCATCGTGCTTTCAACAATGATAATGCGGTTGCGATAACGCATTTTGGCCGCTTCAGGATCGCGACTTCTGGCTAACGTAACCGAACCATATCCTGCGTCCTGTACCTGCTCCTGAAGTTGGCTAACCGACATCGACACACCGACGTAGTCAGAGAAGCGCTGATCCATGCCGGAGTTATACGCAGCATCTTCAATATTGATGCCCTGCGCTACCCCGCTGGCCGCTTTACGCGTACCCACTCGAGTCAGATATAAATTGCCATCCGGTTGATCGTAATACAGCAATGCCGCCCAGCGAGTGATGCGGTCAATGATTTCCTGAGAGGATTCACCCCAGTTCAATGTAAATTGGGGAACAATATCCAAGTCGGTCACATCAGTCGTCACCGTAATGTCGTATGGCTGCGCCAACCGCTGCGCTATCTGTAGCGCAGTCGATTGGCTGATCACATTATTTGGCCACTCGGCAGAGCAATCAACTAAGTCCTGGCACTTGCTCCGCCCCGTAGCCCTGACTTCGCGGCGAGAGCCACTGATCATCGGTGCCCAGCGGTCTATGTATCCAGTCAGCACGACATCATCACCCAAATTAACCACACAGGGGTCGCCGGGGTTAACCCACTGCTGGTTATCACTGCCCGGATAAAGGTCCATCAATGACAAGCTGAAATCGCTGGGTAGTCGCTCTATGCTGCGAGTGACACGGATATTGTCCCAGCCCGTGATCAGTTTATTGTCAATACTCAACGTCAGGTCATCACTCATGAATTCAGCGCCTTAAATCGAACCGGCATGAATGCCGGGTGAACAGGGTTAGCCATTTTCACCAACGCGTCACCCCGTCGCGCATCATGATATAGCCGATTGGCAAGATTAAGTGCAGGCAATGAACGGTTAAAGTTGACTATCTCCACACGAGACAAGTTCGCGCCAGTTTGCTGTAACAGCGTGACAATCGAGCCACGTAGATCCATTAATTCCTGGTATACCTCGTCATTGCCGCTATCAGCCGCAGAGAGTGCCGCGCCGTCTACCACATCACAAACCCGCGTCAATATATCGACCGCATCGTCATAGCTTTCCGGTTGATATTGCGACGCGGTAAACACCATCGCGCCCGCACACAACACAATAATGAGCTGATAACTGGCAGCGGCGGTATTGCTGTCACCGGGATTGGGTCGAAAGGTGTCGTCATTGATGGCCGTTAATTCTTGCATCATGCGAATTAAATCTAAGGTACTGGCCCCGCTGACTAATATTGCATTAACGACAGCAAGAACAGCACTTGCATGAGCCTCCACTGTTGAGGCCGCTTGTAATGTCTCTGCAGCTCTATTTACTGACTCCCGCCCCTCGACCGATACCGCCATTTTTTGGGCTACCAGCGCGGACAGGTTCGTTGTATCGCGCTGCGTGCTAACTGATGCCGTGGCCCCTGATATGCTGCCACCTACAGTGCCGTGATTAAAGCGTCCATAACGATCACGCCCAAGTGTTGAACGGAGGACATTCCCGAGATTTGTCGCCTCACTGGTGGTTGAATTCACCATGTTGACCCAGAATGCCGCAGTACTTTTTAGCGTTCTGATGGTCTGAGTGACAGAACGGATCTCGCCTTTGACCGTGACAATAAAGGTGGCGACGGACTTTGAGGCCAGACCAAACCATGATGACTGAATAGACGAAACCGCATCAGTTGAACTGGTAACAGAAAATACCCGTAAACCCGATTCGATAATGGTCAGCGTAAATTCAAAAACACGCCCGGACTCGGCCCCCTCATTCAAGCGGAGACCACTTTCTGGGATGCTGACCGTCATTTCACCGAGTGTTGGGTGTACTAGTGTTCCCGCATCAGGCATTTCACATGCAGCAATCAGTGAATCACGCTGAGTCATGACATCCGGCGCGGTATAAAGACCGCTACTCTGAATAAGGAAACCGCGGATGGTCAGGCGACGAGTGGCGCGGCCCAGATCCTCAATCCATGCGGTATCTCGATAGGGGTATTCATGAATAGCCTGGCGACGACCGAAAACACCTTCCGCGCTGATAACCGCAAAAGGAACTCCACGGAAAGAGGCGGGGTGAAGATGTTCTGACCACTGCCAGCTATCGCCGCCGGTACCTAATAAATCAGAAAGTGCATTGCTGATCAGTGACATTTACACCCCTCCAGAAATGAAAAAACCCGCACGATGGCGGGTGATATTAATAATATTTTACTATCAGCGTTCTTTTAGGATTTCACCTGGCTTTAAGCAATGAGGCAAGAGTTTCCACTGCTCTTCCTGTGTGTTAATTTGGCAAATTTCTTCACCTTTGGGGTTAATCTCCATTACAGTTAAATACATGCCCTCATTATCATGGTTTATTTTTTGAACCAGTATTGAGTTACCACTTGAGCCTACAAAATTACCGGCTGTAAGGAATTTCTCATATAGAGGAGTGAAGGATGATTTACCAGCAAATTTCACCGCATGAATAGCGTCACTTTGTGCCCATGCATTAGTTGAAAAATATAACGTAGAATTATTCTCGTCATAATGATTTACAACAATATTTTGCAAGCTCTCCTTTGGAGTTGTTTCATAATTAGGATTGTTTTGTAAAATAACTTGTTTGAATACTCTTCCATTATCAAGCTGAATAACAGCAATCAACTGAAAATAGTTATTCTTTTTATTTTTTGTCGTAATATAAAACAGCTCAACCCCGTCAACCTTAACCGTTGAAGTTAAAGTATCACCACCCGCGATCAAATTTGTTATATCTTTTCCATTTAAACAGGCCCTTTCTGGAACGGAGACATAGTTACTAAATGATTGCACAGGGAAAGTGATAAAAGATTGTGCGGGTTGCACGTTACATTCAAAAGCCCATGCCGAATGGACAGATAAAGACAGCATTACAGCAATTAATATTTTTTTCATTCTATTCATCCTTGTAAAAATTACCATTTAAAATTATCAGAATTTAACTGCAATCGATAACTATTAATAATTCATCGATGTTGACACCTTGGCCCCTCTTGCTGCTGTAATTTTCTGACGCTCACCATTTCTTTCACTAATCAACGTAATTTCAACCTCTGATTTTTCAACCCCAGCACCTTGATTTATATCGGTAATTCCATGACCACTACTGGGTTGCGGGGTTAAAATTGAAGGTCGGTTATTTGTAGTAATATCCCCTGTGGCTAAATTTGGTTCCTCATTATCGGAAGTTAGGGACTGGCGTTGCGATAATAAAATATTAGGATTACGCAGCCCTTTCCAGCGATCATCATTAATTGAGGCATTGATTCCGTCGTCAATATCTCCAGAACTGTATGGTTGATAGCCATTTTCATGGCCAATGATCGATGTAACTAATTTTTTCAAAACTTCGGGCGAATGGAGGTTTAATCGCTCATACGGATTCGCCCCCGTAACGCCAGAAACGGCGTTAATATAACCTTGGGTGTTATTTTCTGTACTTGGCGCATAGGTATGTAAGATGCCGGAAAGCGTATTGTTTCCCCTGTCACCATAAAGCTGTAATTGCCGGGCGAGCGCTGCTATCCCTTCCTGCGGATTGGCAAATGTGGAAAAACCCCCATTCTTCCCCGTAGAGTTGGGTGCAACCCTTAAATTTCCGGGATTATTATTTCTAACGCCGAGTGCATCCTGTCCTGATTTTGGTGCTGTGAGCGCTGAAGACGTTAACGAGTAAGGAGTCTTGTCCGGGGCTGCTAGTTTTTTCTTTTCTGCCTCCAGCCGTTTCTTTTCCTGCTCTTCCCATGCCTCCCCATACTGATCATTCAATTTTTGAGTAAAATCCTTATCCGGATATCCCAGAGTTAAATAGGTTTTCTCTTTAAATGACAAAGTATCTTTGAATTTATCGTCAACACGGGCCCGATGAAGAATATCCTTCTGCTTATCGCCATGCGCAAAAGAGTTTTCATCATCGCCAATATATTTTTTGCTATTCTCAAATGCCGCAATGGCAGGAGCATTCGATACGGACGCGAAAGACAGTCCTACAAGGCCTCCAGCCACAGCGATGGCGGGATCGAACGATGCATCTCCCGTTAATAATTTTTGAGCACCCCATGTTTTGGCTTTTATAAATAAACCATCAAGCACGGCGCTGGCCTCATTTAATTGAGCATTTAGTTCAACAAGTTGCGCATTGGTTTCAGGATCAACAGTTAAGCCAATCTTATCTGCTTTTGTCAGTAATTCCTTAAACCTTGTCCCCTCCCGCAAAAGAGATAGTGTATTTGCATCCAATCCTAACGCGTCTGCTAAAGTTTTTTGCATGTGCGGAGCAATGCTCGGGAATACTTTTGCAATGTTTTCCATCGTCTTAAGTACGTTTGCTGTACCATCTTTATTGCGCTCAATCTGTATACCGTTTTGGACCAATAGTGCCTGTGTCGTATCGTTACGTGCCCATAACGGGTCATTCAGTGTTTTGTAGAGCCCTTCAACTGATTTCTGTGCAGAACTCCCATCAATACCCAAAATCTGCATAGCTCCAGCCAATCGGCTGAAATCATCAACTGACATGCCTGCGTTTTTTGCTGCTGTATCAAGTGAGTAAGCGGCCTCAGCAACAGACTTCAGCCCTTGAACCGCTTTAACTGCTGTATAAGCGATCCCTCCCACAGCGCCAAATTTTAGTGCTGCGCTACCGATCTCGCCGACCATCTTTAATGGTGGCACCAAGTCCCCAACAAATTGCACCCCCTCTCTGGCGAGTTGCCCCATCCCTTTCAATCGGTCATTCAGATCATCAAGGCCCTCTGCTGACTCCTGCCCTCCAAGCTTAAGCCCGTCTCGCGTTCTATCAAGGTCGGGTAATAGATTTTTAACGGCTTCATCTATACGCTGAATGGATGCTGACGCCTGGTCTGTTGCTGTTAACTCGAAATCAAATGAATTAGCCACTTACTTTCCCGCCCTGGTCTTGTTAATCCGCTCAGCCTGCTGGCACCACCACATTAATTCATTGTAGGTCAGGGACCAGGCATCGCCCGGACCCCAGTTATAGTAGTAAGTGACATCAGCGATTATTTCGCGCCATCTTCCCCCGCTGGGGAGTAAGTTAAAAAACTCATCATGTAGACCTCGCAGGCTTTATAGTCGGTGAACGCCATTTTCTTGATGGCTTCACGCGGCACATTCGACACTAGTGAAATGAGCAATCCCATGGCGCTGAGTGATCCAGACTTGGCTTGTTCATCATAAAACTGCTGGACCTGAAGCAAGACCGGCTCACTGAGTTCGACTACCTCATAAGTGGTTTTGGTGGCCTCATGCGAAATAGGTTTAACCAGGGCAATTGTTTTAGTGCGTTCCAATTCTGACATATTAGTTCTCCGTCACCGATACCGAACCACCCTCCCAGCGAAGATCGGCGGTCGCCTCGGTGCTATCGACTTCTTGTGTGTTTACCGACCACATCGCACTACCGATAATAGTTTTACCATTCGCCAGCTCACAGACAATATTGACATTAGTCTGATCGTTAAAATCACTGATTGACGTGCCGCCACTGTCGCGGATTTGGCAGGAGATAAATGGCGCGTTATAGGTTTCCTTATAACCATGTACCCCATCCATCCCTGTGAGCGTTTCCCGTTTGACTCTGGAGGGGCTGTATTTGAATTGCCCCGCCACCATGATGGTCAGGCCGTCAACCGTGACATACGCTGTCCCGGCGAGGCGATTGGATGTATCACCCATGATAATGAATCCTTATGCTGATGCCTGTAGGCGGAATTGGTTGAGAACGGCAAAGATGCGTAACTGATTGATCAGGACACCCGTCCACAGCACATCAACGCGATTCGGATTGCTGGCGCTCTTTTCGACAATCAATCCCTTGGCAAAGCCTTTGGCGTCCTGCACGTAACCGTTAAATTCCAACGTCTGGTACTGCGCGATCAACTCGGCGCGGATCACATTCGGGGTGATAATCGCTGAGCCAGGAGCAAAGCGGGTGCCATCGGCGGCCAGCTTCATGCGGGCAAACTTCGATGTCACCTGAGTGCGTAGGAATCGGGTGACGAACATCAGCAGGAATAAGGTTTCAATTTGCAGATAGCTGTCATCTTCCGCGCCATATTTGTTTTTCTGATAGGTGGTAATAATATTTTCCACCTGAACCGTGCTGTCATCGGCCACTGTCACGGTTGAAATACCGCTGTGCAGCAAGTTATTACGCTCGGTCAGGGTAAAGCGGCTGGCCAGCGGCGGGGCCAGTACGCCACTAATGGCCAAGGTTTGCAGCGGACGGCCTGGGTCGTTACGCAGACTTTGTGCAATCGCGCCAACATAGGCCGCTGACCAGACATAGCTCGGTGTTGGCGAACCATTGATGCCCAGCAGAGAGGCGTGCTGATCATTGCGTAATTCCCCTGCTGCTGTTAGTTGTCCATAAGTCCCCGATTGAGCCGCGAAACTGTGGCCATACAGTTGCTCGGCATAGCTCCAGCGCCCAGTGCTGTCTGACAAAAACTCTTTAATTTTATTCAACGACGCCGTATCTGTGTACGGATTGATGATGAAATCAAAGGTTCGGTCCTGCAAATTAGCCAGCGCATCATCCATTTCTGGCGCACCCGCGCCGCCAGTCATTGGGGTGAGTGTCAGTACCATGCTGTCGGGGGTTGTTTCCCCTCCCGCGCTGCCCAGATAGTTCAGGCGTAAATCAATGGTGTTGCCATGTGCGCCTTTATTTTTCGCGGACAACACCACGATAGCACCTTCTGATACCATTTCTCCGGTATGAACAACCGTGACAGGCAATTCAGTCCGGGCCTCAATTGCACTGGCCAGTGCCGCTGCAACAGCATTGACATCATCAGTTGCCACTACCGCGACCTGCACACGGATCCCGCCGATGTAGAGCGAAATAACGCCCGTTGCTGACGCCGGGGTGGTGACGGTGATTTTGCCAACGGCGGCGACCATGGAATCCGCATCACTCAACGGCAAAATGTAGATCTCTCCTGCGGTATCGTTCGCCAGATATGCCGCCATCTGACCATGCAACATGGAGCCTGCGCCACACTGCCCCGCCACGGTAGCCACTGAGGAGACCAGCACCGGCATATCAGCAGGCAATGTACTGGAATCCAGCATCTGTCCGATGATTAAAGTGCGCTGCGTCGTTGTTGCCGTGTTCGCCTGAGAGTTATCAAATTCAGCGAAGAAAAGCGGCGTCCGAAGGTTGCTCGGAATATTTGTAAAGGGAATAGTCATTATTTAGTTTTCTCCGCCTTGGTGGCTTCAGGCGCGGGTTTAACCTCTTTAGGCTGTTCTCGCACCACATCACCGTCGTTTAAGCGACGACGCCAAAATGAGTTATCGGGAACCTCAGCGCCGGATTCGGGCAAAAAGGTGCCCTTCACCGGGTCACGCACTGAGCGACCGGCTACGGGTTTAACAATCATGGGATTTACTCCGGGAAGTTTATAGAAACCAGAGGGTCGGTGGTGCCGTCTGGCATAGCGATCGTGATATCCATCCCCTCCAGTTGGTCAGCATTGATGGGGTAGAAATCTTCCGGCCCTTGGTAATACTCGATATCCAGCTCCATCAGCAGTTGGGCCAGATGGCCCTCACCCGCCGAGTCCAGATCAATGGTTGAGCGTACCCGAGCGAACTGTTGTGTCTGGCGGGTGAGGTCGTAACTGTTTATCACTGCGCGTTCAATTTGTTCTCGCAACCGTTCGAGCGCCAGTTCTGCCTTATTCGCCCCATCATTCTCATTTTCACCGTCAAGCTCCTGCAACCGGCCAGTGATGCGCACGGTGGTAATGGTGTTGAACTGCGGGGCGTTGCGGCCTAATGACTGTTTTTCCTCGATAAGGGTTTGGACCAAGATAACCGGATACATCTCCTCAGTGGTTGGCCAGTCACGCGGGGAGTAGACGCGGTTTCCCGCGTCAGTATTTCCGATGATGGCATCAACAACCAATTTCCTGACTTGCGCTGTATTCATGGTTTCACCCGATTAAGAATGAGTTTACTGCCGCCGTGACTGTCTGGCTGAACATCTGCTACAGCAAACAAGGTATTGACCGGTTCATTAGCAACGACACCAATAAATACCCGATCTCCTTGTTTGGGTGGCGAACGAAACTCACTGTCTCTTACGCCTAAAACGGGGTTGGTGGTGTTAATGGTGCTGCCATCATCCAACGTATCGATGGTGATATATGCCCGATCAAAGATACCGCTAATGGTATAAGTGGGCTTACCACCAGCGGGTCGGTAATTAACTGGGTCACCAAATACCGCCTGTAGGGGTGCCAGAAGATGCTGATCCCAGTTGATACCCATCAGCCACCTCGGTTTATCTTTACACCATCATCAACGGTGATTGAAGGGCCAATAGTATTAGCCGCCTGCTGCCGTAATGCCTTCACATCAGCAACCACGCCCAGGCTAATCAGTCGTTCAGCATCATCATGTGGCAGGAATAAACGGCTATTCTCCACATGAGTTTCCCCGCTATGTCGCAGAGTCTGGCCTTTTACGACAACAACCTCCATCTCGTCACTGTCGCTCGTCGAATCATCACCCTCAGTCTCGTTCTCTGCGGTACGTTCCTGAACATCAGGAACAGAAAGGACTTTGTTATCATTCTGTTCCTGTTGGGTATCAGCCTCGAACTCGGGCGGCAAGCCGCCCAGTTCATTGATAGTCGGTTGTTGCTTTGCTGGTTTTGCCATATCACACCACCGTCGCACAGAGTGAGGCATTTACCCGGCTTGGAATGACCAGTGGGGCAGATTGCATCAACAGGTAACGCTGTGCCGGGTCGGGCATAATCCATGACTTAGGTGCGAAAGCCATCGGGCCGTAATTAAACGCAGGGTCCAGAATGACACCAAAGGCACGAGTGCCCATTAGGTCAGCACCTGACATCAATACGGCACCATTAGGGATCATCGGCTTTTCAATGCCATCAACCGGATCGATAAACCAGTCGTTATACAACCACAAATCAAAGTTGCCCCAGCGACCTTTATAGACTGCGCCTTTATTGACGCGTGGCCCCGCATCAACCTGATTACCAAACGGACTTAATGCCGGGGATACGATGGCATTGTCTTTAATGGTGGTATCGAGACGGAACGCCTTCCAAGATAAAGAGGTAAATACCAAATCCGTGGCCACCGCACCCGACTCTTTCAACATCAGCGTTTGCCATTCTTCAATATCATCTGATGGCTGGGTATTGGTTGCGCCTGCGGCGACAGATAAAGGCCACTTATCTGATCCACTCAACGTAATGGTCAGGTTGCTGGAGCGACCAAAATCAATAACAGTTGTTGGGAATCCGTCACCCACCACCGTAATCTGAGATTTAGTCAGCGCGCTGGCGGCCATCCATTCCAGACGACGGTTAAGCATGTCGATCTGGTCTTCCATTTCAAACTGGATGTTTAACATTTCGCGTTCTGCGGCGGTGTATTCCCCACCAATGCGCTCCCCCATCTGACGGCGGATTGGTTTACGTAAATCAGGTGTGCGTTTGTCTTTGATATAAGCCGGTTTGAAGGTATTGGTTTGATACTTGCGGCTCTCCACCAGTTTCCCTTCAACTAACGGAGAAACAAAAGGAGACATACGACGTTTACCAATGTCAACATCGATGGAAACCTCTTCGGTATCATGGGTCACTACATTGGGAAAGAAGCGATCGAGTAACCAGTTCTGGCTTGTTTTCAGGTTGGGAACCAGGCCCACCAGCACGTTGGTATCGTAAATATTCATGGAGTATCTCTTTTAATTTGCTGGCAGCCAGAGCCACCAGATCAAGATTGAAGACGAGCAAGCCCCTACCAAGTGAGTGGCATTGGGTGCAAATAAGAAAGTGGAGGTTTAAACTGGCGCTTGGATACTGTCTTCGAGGAAGATTGAATACGACCGCAGTGCCGTTTTTAATTCGGCCAGCGTCCACGAATCATCGTGAATAACACTGTTCTGATTAAACTGTCCCATCAAATAAACGCCACCGCGCTGGGTGGCAGTTGTGGTATCTACGTTATCCACCAGGATGGCTGCAGGTACCTCACTACCATCGGTGGCGGTCTTCACCGACTTGACGTACTCACCTGATTCCGTAATTTTACCCATCACGGTACCGCGCATATGAATGAAATCCACCTGGGCAACAACGCCGGTATCTGTCACCAACTGCAATGGCCCGGCAACCAGTTGGTCTGGAACAAACAAAGATGATCGCATTCCCGGCTGAAACGCATTTTGTCCGATGTTATCCATTATTTTTTACCTTTCGCTGAGTCATAGAGGCTGGCCATCTTATTAACCAGTGATGCGCCTTTTGATGCGACTGCGGCATCCTGTCCGGGCTGTGTATTGCCGAGGGCCTGCATCCGTTCATCCAAAGAGCGCTTGCGTGGAGCGCTGGCAGATGCCGGTGCTGTGGCGGTAGTGGAGGCGAGCACCCGGATCACGGCGGCGGAACTCATGCCAGAATTGAGTGCCAGAGAGACCGCCAAATCACCGCGCCCGGTAGCATGTTTACTACCGAAAATACGCGCACAGCGGTTACGTTCTGCACGGCGACCTTTTTTGGCATCACTGCTCTCATCGCTATCATCACCATCATTATCTTCGCCATCATCACCATCGTCGCTTGCGTCAGGATCTTCATTATTTTCTTCGGCCTTTTTAGCCTTCCTTGCCTCTTCTTCCTCTTCGGCCTTTTTGGCTTTTCTAGCCTCTTCATCTTTCTCTTCATCTTTCTCATCATCTGGTTCATCGGATGCCTTAGCACCACGCCCAAAAAGGTGAGCAAAACCTTGAATTTTCGCCATTATTTTTCTCCAATCAATGTTAATAAATCACGGAATGCGACATCAGGCGAGGCGACTTGATCAGCCAGCCCTAACTGCACACCATCAGCTGCCAGATAACATGACGCCTCAGTGTCCCTGATAGCTCTCTCTGCTATCCCGCGATTGCGGGAAACGGTACTCACGAACAAGCGCCCCATCTCATCAACATCTGATTGAATGGCCTTTTTTGCCTCTTCGCTTAATGCCTCGTATGGATTTGATTCAGCTTTTCTGCTGCCAAAAGTGATTATCGTGACCTGCACGCCGTCACTTTTTATGCGCTGCGACCAGTCAACATGCATCACGATGACGCCAATTAAACCAACCCCGCCAGTACGCGGGACAATAATCCTATCCGCTGCACTGGCCAGCGCATAAGCGGCTGAATAAGCACTCTCGGACAGGATGGCCCAAATAGGTTTTTCTCCTCGTGCCGCATAAATTTCATCGACCAGATCAAAACACCCGGCAACCTCTCCGCCCGGTGAGTCGATATCAAGACAAATAGCTTTGACCTCGCTGTCATTCATTGCCGCCAGAAAGCTAACCCGAATGCCGTCATAGCCCGTCATTCCGCTGTAAGGGCGCAAGGTGCCTAATTTCTGCACTAAGGTCCCCGTTATGGGTATCCGTGCTATACCGGCGATAACGTCATAACCACACTCACGTCCTTTACGCGAAAAAGTATCATCATCGTCATCCCAGCCGGCATTAGACTGGATACGCGTCAGGCCGAACCGGTCAGTCAATGCCGCCATAACCACTTCAGCCTTGTGCGGGTGAAGTGCCAGCGGGGTGTTAAATAGCCGCTGGGCTAAATGTGGAAGATTCACTGCGCCTCCGGTTTTTGTTGTTTATCGGGTGCAAAGGTGTCTGCTTGCAGCCATGTAGGGATAGGCAGCCCGCGCTCAATGTAGGCCTCGCGCTCTCGTTGGCGCTGATCCAGCAATTCTTCCCAATCTTCACCGACGTTTTCAGCGGCTTCCATCTCGAGAGTAGATAGCCCCGCCTCCATGCCAAGAATGGCCCCTTTCTTCTCAGCTACCGGATCAACCCAGCCCCGCCCTGGCCCCATCCATTGAGCACGGCAATATGCCGCTTTAGCAGCAAGGAAATCAGGCGCGCCATCAGGCAAAGGAACCTCACCTAGGTCATGCAGTTCTTCGATAAAGCACGACAAGATGGGCTGAGCGAATCCCGTCGCAAAATCATCACGGCGGCGGGTCAGGGTTTTCCACGCTTCAAGCATGGCGGAACGGGCTGAGCTGTAGTTAACATCAGACCAGTCTTGGGTCAGTTGCTGGGTAGAAATCCCCAATGACGCCGCAACATTTCTCAGCGCGGCACTTTCAAAGGCGACAAAGTTACTGGTTGGCCGAACCGCATTAAGTGCGGTCATGCTTTCACCGGGTGCCAGTATCGGAATGCGTGCGCCACTTTGTAATGAAAGGCGTTTTTCGTCGTGATATTCACGACGCATTTTCTGATACTTAATAACGTCATCACCCGTATCGAGGGATTCCGCAACCAGTCCGGGGTCATAAGGCGACGTGATAAAAGCAGCAAAAATGGAGTTCAGGATTGATGACTGCAATTCCACTTCATCGTACTTAATCAGCATTTTCAGGCGCTGGACGATGGGAGTAAAAATACTGATACCACGATGCTGAGAGGCTCGATCGCTGTCAAAGTCATGGATGACGATGGGACGGCCCCAGCCAGTTTCACGCTGGATGCGCTCCCAGGTCATAGTTTCTTTACCGCTCCACCAGTCACCGACATGAGCTTTGCGGATGTGATAAGCAATAGGGACTCCATCCTCATCAATTTCTATCCCGCCGCGAATATTCGGCATGTCGAATTTCTCTTGCGGATTGCTTAGCCGATCGGGATCAATGATTTGCATCGTCGTGGCATACTGCGCTCGTCCATAGCCAAGGCGGTCAGGGCGATATTGCATCACACAGAGCGCGTCACCGTCAGTCAGCTTGTGACGAAAACCAAGCCGCAGTAGTTGCGCGACGGTTTTCTTTCTTTCCACATCACAATAACGGTTTGGGTCATTCGCCCAAATTCGCCAGCCTGATTCAATGGCCCGTCCATATTCATCCGCCCATTTCGCGTCAAATTGAGGATTGCCAGTCATCAGCGCCAGAGTCCGATAATCGACTTTAGCCAGCGGACGGAAAGACGCACCCACGGCATTATCCAAAATGCGGGTAACACTGCCCGAGGCCCAACCATCATTGCGCACCATGTCGCGAACACGGGCAACCACCTGATTACGGGAGGGATTAATTTCGTTGTCGGGTGACCATAGTGATGGTTGCCAGTTAGCCATGGTGTCACTGAATTGATCCGCAGCATCATAGGGAGTGCCACTGGAACCATTTAGCATTGATGCCCTTGATTGGGATGGCGGCAAGGGGCGACCGTCAGGACCTAAAATCCTTACTGGGTTTTTCATCAATAACGAAACCTTAACGCCCTACGGGGATGTTTAACGATGCCTAGCTGGGCCTGAAGAAGTTGAATTAATCCCATCAGTTTACCTATATCAGTCGGCTGATAGGTCACTGAGCGAGTACCATCCCCTTGCGAATAGGAGAAAGAGACGCCTGTCAGACCCGTTGATAATTCAATATAGGCTTGCTGTGCCTGATTTAATGCATCCTCTAACTGAGCGCGAGTCATCTTACCGGCCAGCAGACTGGTTTTTGCGTTGAACATAGAAATCCTTAAGCCAATCGGCTGGCGATGCTTTTTGTGGTAGGAGGTTCGGCTTCCTGAATAATGGCACCCGGTAAACGCAGGCTGGTTTTTTCTTCTGATGCAAAGCGAGCGGGATGCAAAACTTTATCGGGTTCGGATTCAATCAGCATTGCACGGGTGTTTAATTTCAGGCCCAAATGGAACAAACCCGCCAGCGCTGCATAGGCATAAACCCGACAGTCCAGCGCTTCGTTAGCCTTGCCATGAGGTAATTCCCATACGCTGTAACGCTGCCCCGCCGCCTCTTTCATCACCAGCCGCTCAGCGGTTAACTGGCTGAAATAGCCCATATCCCGCTCGATTGAAAAATGCATATAACCGGGGCCGGGCTTATCCAGATGAAGACGGGAACGGATAGAATCTTTTGCCGAGTTCACCCCAATGATCACCGGACGGAATTGAGAGCGGTTCTTTGAGGTCGGCCGTTTGTTAGGCCAGATCGGGGAGCGCTTACCGCCGGTGGCTGATTCGCCCTTAATGGCCCATATCCGTCGAGCCAGACGTTCTTTGGCAAACTCATAGACCTTTTGTGTGTGGTTGCCACCGGAGTCATGACACGCCGCCATGATGGTAAAACCTCGACCATCCGCGCGCCGCCAGATTTGCTTTAGATAGGCATCAAGCCGAAGCCAGGGTTCTGCCGTTTCAAGGTCACCCTCGATAACGTCAAACGCTACCGACCAGCTCTCTTCATCCTTACCCCAGCCCACTACTTCAATTTCTAACCGGTCAGCCTGGGTATCAATGCCTGCAGTCAGGACGGCAACACCTTCTGGTATTTCAGCATCAAATACTTCTCTTCGCGCCAGCAGTTCATCTACTGGCAGACGTTTACCGTAGTTGGGACGATGAGGCAAGCCCATCTGGGTATTCCACCAAGCCAGTTCTTTATCCGGATCACCCTTGGCTTTAAGGTATTTAGCGGCGATATCAGACGGTTTATCTTTCTGCCACGGGCTGAATAACTTGGAGGCCTGAAAACCAGCATGGATATTATCGACCCCCAATTTACCGCAAGTGGGACAAACTGCCCGATGCACCGCGTGACGCTCAGATTCAGACCAGCGCCATACAACGCCCACTGCCGCCTGATCATCAATGTGCCAGGCTTGTTCATAATCATTTAGCGGTACATGACGCTGATCGCAACATTCAAATGGCTTGGTCTGATGCCACTCAATCGTGCGTAGCGCCCTTAGACGGTCACCCTCTGACCAGCCGGAACCGCAGCTTTCACAGTGGATCATGGCGAGTTTTGTATGGTGTTTGTCTGCCTCTGATGTCCAGTGAACATGCTTGAAGAAATCAGGAAATTGACGGTGGCCACAGTGCGGGCATGCCATAGATGCACGGCGCTGATCCGATTCCTCGAAGCTGGTCGCAATGCGGCTTTCATCTTCAACGGTCGGAGAGCAGGCACGAACAGATAGCCAGTTGAGGCCGAAGGTCGCGGTGCGTTCTTCTGCCAGGGTTATCGGGTCACCCTCACGGGTGATTGGGTACTTATCTACCTCATCAGCCAACAGTACACGGATCGGGCGACGGGCAAGGTTGTCCGGGCTACCGGCCCCCGCCAGTGCCAGAAACCCACCGGTAAAGGATTTGTATAGCAATGTCTCTTTTGAATTTTTCTGTTTGTTACCGCCCACCAACTGGCGAAGTGCCGGTGTCACCCTGATTAACGGGGTGATTCGTTCTTTCGAAAATTGCTCGGCAGCGTCTTCTTTGGGTTGCAATAACAGCATCGGGCAGGGATCGAGATGCGCAAAGTAACCAAACAGATTTTCCAGCAATGCTGTTTTCATCAACTGGGTACAGCACATCACGGTGATGATATGCACCCCTGATTCCGTCGCCGCCAGCATGGGGCCACGGGCAATCTCTACCGTGGTGGTTTCCCAATTACCCGATGTACTCCCCGCCTCTTTTGCCAGTTTACGGTAGCGGTCAGCCCAGTCCGGTACGCTAATGCGCGGGGGCGGTGTCCATCCCTTACGAACGCTGAGAAGTAACCGGTCATGTTTGCTCTGCGTTAAACTCAGGTTCGCCGAGGCCAGAGATGTGTTTGTGGACATATGCTAATAACACCTCGGTCATTCTGTCGGCGGGAACATCCAAGTCAGCCGCCATCAAAGGAGCCACCCTTGACGGCCAGTTCATCCAGGCGTCGCGTTGTTCACGAAAAGCGCTAAACAAAATATCTTCTGCGGCCGTTAGTTCCACCAGCTGCCCGTCTTCTTTCTCAAACTCCAACTTGGTTAATAGCGCCAGATAGTTCTCTTTTACTCTGCTGGCTTCTTCTCGTGTCCATTCGACACCATTGGCCAGCATGATCTCTTTGACGGCCGTATTGGTATTGTCATCAGTATCGGCAGCGGTAACTTTTACGGGCTTATTCTTGCTGGCGTTTTTAGTGCGAGGATCTTTGCTATCGCGCAAAGTGGACACTGCTATATCACTTTCCTCAACGTTGACCAAATCACCATCAAGAACAATATATTTTCCAGCCTTAATCCAGCGGCTCACCGTCTTCCGATCAACGCCAGCATGCTTGGCGTAGTCAATCTTCGTCATCGTGCTCATGGTGAAAATCGCCTCAGTGGGGCATGGGACATTGCCGTGGGACATTTTTTTGTGTCCCATCTAAAATGTCCCACGCAGAAAAACGGCCACAGCCGCGCGGCGTAAGGGCTGACGGTCACAGTTGCATAGTTATGTACGTGGGACATGGGACACAAAATGAAAAATTTATAGCTGGTAAAACTGCACGGCGCGCAATGCCCGTACATTACAAAGGTCGCAGGAGGGACCCATTTTTTTCTAGATGATAATGATTATCATATAAATATCTATTTTGCAGTATTCAATGCCTGCTCGATTGCCAGACTTAATGCGCCGGGCATCAAAGCCTGTGCCATTGAGTTCGCCCGATCGAAGTACCCAAGCGTGGGTTTGACTGCCAGAGCATCGCCGAACTGAATCAGTAGCTTAGGCGATCTCTGCTTCTCTCTTGCTCTATGTACACCGTTTGGAGAGCGCTTCTGACGTTTTTTAGCCTTCTTGCTCTTCTTACCTTTCTTGCGCTGGAATACGCCTGACGTATCGCCAATCTTGCCAATGAATACATCAGGCTTGCCCTTCAGCTGAGCCAGCTTATTGCGCGCCAAGTTCCCATACTTATTGAGCTTTATAGCTTTTGGATTCAGTAGAGCCTGTCCATTGAGTTTGTGCTGTCCACCGAACTCGAACGGTTCGAGATAACTGGCGGCAATATCACGCACAAATATCTTGGCTTGCAATCGGTCTTTACGTGCACCAAACGAGCCAACAGAATTAACGGTGAAAGGTGTCGGATTATCCAGATTGCGCTGCATACCCAACTTTTGAGCCTCTACAATCTGACGAGCAACGCTGGTTAGTGCTTGAGCCGTAGCGAAAGGGATCTGCTTTTTTATCGACTGTAGCTGATTAGATAAATCTTTAAGAGTTGACACTAATCAGCACCTTTTGCGAAGTTTTATAAATACAGAACTTTCATTCGATAACGATCGTTTTAAACGATCAATAATCGTTTATTGATCTGTACAACCAATTTCCATCCCTATGAATTGACTGTCATTCTTTTGTCAAACAAAAAGGATGGCGGCAATGTGGATTAAATTTAAGAATTGGTGCATGACAACGACTGTGTATTACTCATCAGTGATAGTAGTGATAATTATCAGCGAATTGTCGTTTTTTGCCGCTATTACATATCTAATAGCAGAATGCTTTTAGTTGATTGAGAGCTGTTGTGAAAGTAGCTCTCAATTTGTCTTTATTATCTATTCGCAGCTTTGCAACCTCTTAGGGCTTCAAGCACACGTTAGTGATATACGCCTGCAAGCCTTCTATTTGGGTTGTGGCAATTCCGATGCGCTCGCGGAGACTGATATAATCCCGTTCAGCGGTGTCAGTAAGTCGGGCGCTGGCATCATCAGGGACGCTGGCGGGGCCGGTGGTTTTGGGCACTGGTTTTGAACATGTGGCGTTGAGCTGCAACCGCTTAGTGCCATTAGCGATATCAGCACGAAGGCGCTCATTTTCAGACTTGGCATCTGCTAATTCCTTGGTGGTTTTGATATCAATAGCGGCTACGGCTTGGCGCTGGACTTCGATTAGCTGAAGGTCTTTCTTCTGCTGATTAGCCACTGATGCTATTTCTACTACATCACGCCGAAGTTTTGCCGCCTCGTTCTGATAATAAGTCACACCAACAAGCAGGGCGGCTATTACAGCGATGAGGGCAGTAGTTAACTTTCCAGGCATAGCGCCTTCTCCTTCTCGCGGCGAGTCACCAGCCCCGGCAATTTCTTACCGCCGCCATATACCCAGCGCGGGAACTGTTCACAGGCCGCTGTCACGTTACCAGCGCGAAAATACTTGAACATTGTGGATTTCTGCATCAATGAGCAACCGGCGTTAAAGCTGATTGACGTAGCAGCATCAAAAGCGCTGGGCGGTAATTTATTGCCATTTGCATAGCGAATGACGCAGCGTTCAGCATCAAGAATGTTCTTTTCCCAATCTGCGGCAATTTGTGCATCAGTCTTTCGTGTGCCAGGTGTGACACCGTGAGTGTTGCCAACGCCATCAGTTAGTACCCCGGCAGGACACACATACGGGTCGCGGCGGCATGATTCAGCATTGCCGATCAGCTCAAGTCCTCGTTCGCTAGTTCTTACGTTGCCCGTAGAAATAACAATCGCGATGATGACTGCAACAGCACAAGCAGATCCGGAGGCAATGCGTTTTATTGTCGCCATCACTCATCTCCATGTGCTGCAAGTATTTTCTTACGAAGAGCTGGACTCATTAGCCTTCTCCCGCAACTGAAACTCTTTACGCTTGTAATGCCAGTTAATAGTGAACGTACCGACTGTACATGCTATGCCGACGACGATAGCCCACTCATTGAGCGACAGTGAACCCAGCATCACAGTGAATGCCCCCCAGCCGTAAGAAGAGCCGCTTGAATATTTATCCATTCTCATAGTCTCCCCCTGCCAGTTGGCCTGGGCGTGTATTTGCTGTTTGGGGAATAGCCCACCGCCGTTTCCACTTTTCGCTAGAGGGTGTTTGCGGTTGATTGGTGTAGGCGGAGGGCTAAATAAAAAAGGCCCACCGAAGTGAGCCTTAAAAAATTTTGTTGGGTTATTAACCTAGTCGGCTATCAGTGAAGCCAATCATTATTAGCTGCTTAATTGCCGCGCAAACCTCATGAAAGGCAGATGTCTGGTCTGGACTTGAAACAATAATTACCGTGTCACCCTTTCCAACGACGACGCACAATCGCCCATCATTATATTGCATGGATATCGATATCAGATATTGAGATCCACCACTAATCTTTGAGTCATCAACTATTGTAGCAATCTTAAAATTAAGCGCGTAATTCTCATCAAGCCTGATAGATGACAAAGATGCTCTCTGGAATAGTCCTTTATCATTTATCGTACCCAACATCACATACGGTCTATCTGTGCCGCTTGAATCAACCCACGTTTCTTTGGGCAAGGAAAGTGATTCCTTATATTCTTCCGCTAACTTATAAGCATCTTGTTGAAGCTTCGTTCTACGGTCTTCATATTGCTGATCTAACTTTGCCCTCTGGCGCTGTATATCTTCATAGGTGATCTGCATTCCACTCTCCAAGTAGGAACGATTTGGGATATACATGCTTATCACCTCTGAATTTTAATTGCCGTGATGTTATATGCAAAAAGGCCACCAAATTGGCAGCCTTAAAAGTTGGTATGTGGTGGCTGGCGCCAACAATCCCAGCGTTAGCCCTTAGTGGAGACGCGCTGCAAGCTAAGGTATCTCCACCTAGACCGTTGTGCTTGCCACACTGAGCTATCTATCTTCCGATACGCATCAGCCTGCGCATTCACCACATTCGGCTGGGTACTGCCTCGTCCAGACCTCGGAGGATGGCAAGATTCAGGTTCTTTCAGTACCCATGCGAATGTAGAAAGCAAAAAGCCCAGCCGGTTATGGCTGGGCCTTGAGTCTTTTTATCTCTGAACGAATGCAGTAACCCATCGTTAGAGTCAGATTAGTCCATTCCATTCAATAACACAATTGATATTTTCTTTATACTCGAATTTATGCAGCAATATTTTCTCCTTTTGTGACTTTTTGTAGTTCTGAATCTGCTAAATCCTCCTCTTGATGGCATTTAGTTATCAGCATTTCATAGAATGGCTTGAAGTTACGTGACCATGTTGGCTGGGTAATTTCAGTGATATTCTCGCAAATGAACAACCTTACCGTTTCCGCTGGCAACCTTGCATAGCCGCGCCCAGAGCACTTATCACAATCTTTCTTTACTGGGACGCCCTGGAGTTCTGTTTTCTCCTGATCCAGCACCTTCCCTTTTCCGTGGCACCTGCATGCATTGCTGACAACTTTTTTACCTCCGCATGCCTTGCATAACAATCTCACTGTTTCGCGCAGATCCCGATGAACTTCATACTCGGAAGGCCGAAATCCCTCAACGCCAAAACTAATGGAGCCTTTAACAATCTCCCTGTTGAATAGTGGCATTGATGTTTTAGTCGTGAATACCTCTGATTCAATGAACCCCTCCCCCTTGCAGCATTCACATTCACGAACGCTGGCCGCACTCCGCGCATAATCAGCAAACGCATATCTTGCGAGTGTTTGCACGACGCTTTGTTTAATATCCTCATCGAGCTTTGAGATTGCCTTGTACTTAACGGATTCTTTCAGCGCATATTGAGTAAGACTTTCCACGGCGCGATGCGGATTACTGATCCCCTGCTTTGTCAAGAACAATTCCAGCCCGAAGCCGCTTTTAAGGTCTGCCAACCCTAAAGCTGCCATTATGTCGGTGCCGGTAAGTGAATCAGAAGCCGTTGCCCGTGGAGAGTCACTAATCATTGTGGATTTAGCGAAGAAGTGTTTCGTTATTGATTCCAGTCTCATTTCTCAATCCTCTTCCTGCCTGTTGTCCCAACCATCAGCCGGCCATTAACAATGGCGTGCCGTTCGCCCTTCACGTCATTAGCATACTTTTTTACCGTTGAGCGCTGAGTATTTAGCTGGGCCGCCACAGTTGATTGGTTGCCATAAGCGGCAATTAGTAACTCTGGAATGGTTTTCACATATGCGTTCATGCGGCCTCCTGAAGTTTTTTAAGCTCACGTAATTTCGCTCTGTACAGCGCTCTGATGCTGTCGAGTTCTTCGCGGGTGTATCGGTGTGGGGTGTTGTTGTTTTCGAGCGCCTCAACGCGCTGAGTGCCGATTTTCTTTACAAGATTGATGCGGTATGGCGTGATATTTCCTGACTGATGGGTATTACATGCACTGCATTGTTTATTTATATTGTCCTCGTCGTAACGAATCTGTGATGCCTTTGCTATCGTTCTGAAGTGCCCTGCATGCCATTCATACGCTTGATACGTGCCGCAGCTAATACACGGCTCGTCAACATCTCGGCCCTTAGTGATGTAGTCGTTTGTCGCTCGCTGCGTCATGTCCTCCCAGTGCTTGAGCGGCTTCAACTTAGCCTTGCGCTCTCGCCATGCCTTTCTGTCCTCCAGTGCCTTATCAGCCGCTTTCTTTTCAGATTGCTGCTTTTGGTAGAGGTAGGCACAGTGACCGCAGCAGACTATTTGGAGGGAGTTTCGAGGGGTGAACTTGGTGGGGCAGACTTTGCACTTCTTTAGCTTTGGCGGCTTATTCTTTGGTTTGCCGGTTATCATCGGCGTCCTCCTTTTTTATATCGCATCGGCACACGCAACATTCGAGGTGGTATGGAAATGAATTATCCAGCTCGATAAACCAACTCCGGCACTCAGGACAGTAAAGAGCCTCCCATGGAACGCCGTACTCGCTTATCCATGCAGATACTTTTTTGGTCATGGGGATCGGAGGAATTGCGGTTATATCGAAATGGTGTAGGGATAGTTCCTTTTGCGCCATATCAAGCCGGTGGCCTAGAGTTATTAGCCGTTGCCTCATCAGCATTCGCTCTCGCCTCAGCTCATAGTTTTCCTCTGCCAGAGTCTTTAGGCGCTCACCTGGATGGCTGATTAATTTCCCCATCGGCCTCCTCCTCCGGTTCGCTGTAGTGGGCCTCAATTGCCAGCGCCATTCTCTTTAGCCAATCAGCCAGCTTTAGCGCAGCAGCCTTCTCGGTTTCCATGTAAGGGAATTCGGTAATTACCGCTTCAGCCGTGTAGCCATAAACATTGCCGTGAATAACCATTTCTTGCTCTAAAATGGTTTTTGCTGAGTGTTTAACGAAATACCGGCTTTCTGATGTCTGGTTGGTCCTGTCTTTTTTGAAGGCAATCAGATCAATCGTAGTGCGGGAGTCATCCTGTAGTTTCTTAACTAAATCTCGAAAGCTACTCATCATGTTCCTCCAGCATTTCTCTCGAAGCGTTTTCACGTTCGCATTGGTCGCAACAATAAGCTTCATCAGGCTTTAGCGGGGCCAGACAGAATGCGCATATTGATTGGGGGAGTTCAGACATGGCTGCTTCCCCTCTCTTTCATCATCAGGAATACAATCATTGCCAGCCGTAGTGGGCTTTCCGGATGGTTTTGCCAGTCGCTATATTTATTTTCGCGCCAATCACTGGCGATCCATGAGATACCGTCATAATCAATGCCAATACCATGCTCAAGCATGATGGGCCATGCATCGGCGGGGTAATTGCAAGGTTTATAATCACCGTTCTCAGCATCGATTACAGTGCACAGACCGATGTGGAACGCCACTGCCTTGTTAATCTCAAAATCACTCATTGCTGAATAGTCTTTCATCGCGTTCTCCTTACTCTGTCGAATTTTGCGCGCAGCAAAACGCATACGTGGTCATATGTGGGTATTTCGCTGGCGGGGATTGGGGGTTTAGGCTTGGTTCGAGAGGTCTTGCGGAATATCAGGTTATCTGGGTCGGGCTTCGTCGCGTCATCTTCGCCTCCCTCTTGTCCCCGCATAAATTACAGAGCAGATGAACGCGCAAATTATTAGCCAGTCAGATTCGGTCATCACGCCACCTGCTTTTGTTTGAGGTTTGAGTATTCACATCCGTTCGGGATGGTCAGCGCCAGTCCGAATTCAGCGGCCCACATTTCGACTTGAGACAGAAAGAAATGCATATCGCCAGTATCGAGCTTTGACGTATGGCGCGGTTCCCACATTTTAACTTTATCGCCGGTCACAAAATCGGTGTATTCGACCTCTTCACAGCCGAGATAGGTTTTCTTGAGATTGCGCTTTACCCACGCTGGCGTTGCGTCAGTGCGTCCCGACTTAATGAGGTAAGCGCTTATTTCGCCGTACCACATGTGGCTGAGTGCATTCTGGGGCAGGCTGCGTTTATCACGCCATTCACAGATTGTGACGCGGTATTTCTTGCCGGAGGTGATTAGTATTTGAAGGGTTGCGCCTAACTGCTTGACAGTGCTGGTGTGCAAACAGAAGTCATCCATTTCCCTTCTCCCGCCACCAAATATAAAAATGGAAGAACCAGAAACCGAAGCTTGGTATCGGCCCGTCAATCCAATCTCGCCTGTAACCGAAATAACGGACGTTGCGCGGTAATGTGTTCCAGCAAAGTATCTCGTTACGGTTTATTCGGATGTGTGCTTTCATGGCTTCTCCGGCGCGGCGGCTAGCATGGCTGCATAAATATTATCGAATTGAACGCAGAAAATAGTATCGTCGTCCAAGTCGAAAACGACATCATCGCATTCCATTGCCGCTGCCATCATTTCCGCTGTTGGATTAATGGGGGTTAGCTTCCAACCATCCTGCGCTGTATGGTTAAGTGGTGGTGTGGCGTAAAGAGTTCTCCGCTGGTCGGAAGGTACTGAGTTAAAGAAGTACTGATTGCAGTCTACCCATTCTACAAAGCCGTCCTTCTCTGGCGTGTTCATGATGAACTGGTAAACAGGCTCAACCCTCTTTGCAGCTAATGCGATTCTGGCCAACGCTGCAATTTCAGCATGTGATGGTGGGAATGATAATGCTGTCAGCTCTTCCAATCGCTCTACAGTGAAACTATCTAAATCTTTATTCATCACGCAATTCCCTCAATCATTTTTGCAAGCTCAAATGCCTTTGGCCCTGTGGCGATGAATTTCCCAACTTCTACCATGCTGTCGCAAATCATATCTACGCCATGAGCGGATAGGGCTGGTTTTATTGCCTTGAATTTTTCGAAGTCACCAGGGTTAATTATGAAGGCATCCGCCACGTCTTTTGGCATATACATCATTTCTTCTCTCATTCACTCTCTCCCTTGATTCGAATGCCGCTTGAAGTTAATAGGGCTTTCACAGTGTGATAATCGAGACAAAAAACACCCTCTTCAATCTGAATGTACCCGAGGTGTTCAAGGTCAATCTCGATGCTTTCACGGCTGGCTTGCCACCACTTCCAGGCGTTGCGAGCGGCAAGCGAGTAGTAATCAATTTCAGGCTTTTCATCAGTACCGTGGTTATGCATTTCAAGCATAATTTCAATATGAGAGTGACCAGCATATTGTTTCCGAAATTCAGCCTCGAAATCTTCCCGCGATTTAGTTATGTCCATCATGATTTCCTCGTCATGTTCAGTTTTGCGCGTAGTTCGGCAATGTGATCCAGTGCCTTCTCGTTACTAACCGGTATGTGAAGTTTAGGAATTTGCACCACCGGCGCGGGGATTGGTTCTCCAGCCTCGATACGCTTCGACATGTCAGCCAACTCTTTGCCACAACGTTTCCGTAAGTCCTGCTCAGATAACCCCTGCACTCGCTGCTGTGAATAGAGTTTCGTGACCATCCAGTAAGTTGGGTTACTGGGCCAGGGGAATGCTTCTGCACTGCTGAACATGTCACGACGCTTGGCATAGTCCATCACCATGTCGTAAAGCTCATCAGCGTCAGGCAGTCCAGCTGCGCGGGTGGCTCCCTGTTTGCACCATGCAATGAATTGACCGGGTGACGGGAGGAACGGCGTAGCCTGCTGACGGGCGATCTTCATTCCAGCGTTAACTTGGTCGATACTGGTAATTCCGTTTTCGATAAATGCCAAAACCCACTGGCGGCGAAGCTCATTCAGGTCGCTTTGGTCTTTGATGCTGGTCATCAGCGCTGGAAATGCAGCCTTCAACTGGCGAAATAGCTCGTTGAATATCTGCGCGGCCTGCTCTGGCACCTGCTGCTTTGGCTTATCAGCGGCGTACATCTGCTGCAATGATTGACCATCACGGTTCTGGATGGCTGTGACGACATTTCTCATACCGATACCCCGTTTATCCAGTCAGTATTATCGAAGTCCAAAACAGGCTTGCCAGTGGCGGTACCCGATTGCTGTTTCTTGCGTTTGATGTCCAGCTTGTCCCACTTATCACGTAGCGTTGACGGGCAAAGCACGTTGCCACACCAGAAACTATCCTGCGTGGCCCACTTGAAGAGCACACACATATCTCGGTGATTCCTGCCATCCCGCTCACGCATCAACCGGATGCTATTGGCCCAGCCAGCAAAAGACGGCTTCTTAGCGTCTGGGGCAATCATCAGCACGGCGCTAAACATCCACTCGGCCGCTCTAAGGTCATCAGCAGTTCCCCAATTTTTACCGCTTTGGATTGCAGCATCAGGACGAACTACAGGAAGCTTCTTAGGTGGGGTGTCAGGGGATTCGTTAGAATTCTCTGACGTAAAGGGTTTTATATTATTGTTATTACCTTCTTGTTCATGATGTGCGGGTTTAAGTGCGGCGTTATGTGCGCCCCCTCCCTCTAAAGCCGCACCGTTGCTGGCTTCCCCATGTGCGGGTTTAAGTGCGGCGTTATGTGCGGGTAAATTGTCTATTTTTTCGGCATATTCGGCGTAATTTAGGATGGTTATTACCGTCCCTTTTCGCTTCTCGCCGCCCGTTGTAATCATCCCTTCTTTGACGAAAAAGGAGAGCATCCTGCCCACCGCATCACGGCTTGTTGGCTTACCTTCTCTGTCGCACAGAGATAGCCCTAAATCAGCCGCTGTCGTGACCAGTTGACCGGCTTGAAGATTCCATTGATTGCCTTTGAAATTAACCGTGCGGGGCTTTCTTTGAGCACCGAATAGCAGATCCTCCCAGAGAGTTCGCAGGAAAACGTCTTTGGCCCAAGGTTTCTTCTTGATGCTTCGGTACAACGGGACATAACCAAGCTTCTGGTTCTCCATCCTGTTGCTCCTGCGCTCACGTTCGGCGCTGATATCGAAGAGTTTAGCTGTACTCATGCGGCCTTCTCCTCAAGAATCTGTTCATATGTGAAGGAGCCAGCAGTGAGATCTGCTAGTTTCTGTGCTTTACCATTTGATAACCAAGAGTGAGGTATTTTATTTCGATTTATAAGTTGAGACATATAGTTCTTATCTACTGATATCTCACGAGAAACAGCCGCAGGGCCACCCGCCGCCTTTATCAATCTATAAACAAAAGACTGCTTAGTTCCCCTCTCAAATCCCAACACCCTCCCAAGGACTGAATTATTAGGGGAAAGATCTATATAAACATTCCCTTTTTCGTATGCTCCAAGATCCTCTTTTCTGCACATGCAGTAATGCCCAATCCCCCGACCCCTATGCTCCCAATATCCTGATTCTTTCCATATCATCCACCAATCCCAAAACAATAGATTCCATTCAACGCCCCTTACTCTTGCATTGCTTCGCTGGCTTTTGAATAAGTGGAAAGGTGTCCGGATTTTGCTTTGATAGCCATGCTGAATTTGCTTGATCTGTTCTTTGGTGCATCCGTATTTTTGAATATCTAGCTTTGCCTTGGCTTCAATCCGCTTTGCAACTTTCGCAGCAACACCGCCGTCTTTACCTGTTAATCCGTTTTCCTCCAAAATCTGACGAATTCTTTCCCTCGAAACACCAAGAGGTTGAGATATTTCTTGTAGGGTGCTCCCTGATAAGAAGTCAGAAATTATTTTTGGATAAAGATTCCTGTCTATCTTGATTGATGACATAATTACTCCTGTGAATTGATCCAGTTAAAAGTTCATAGTGAATTGTTCAGAGTCCCCACCTAGCCGTGGGGATTTTTGTTTTGCGAGCAACAACGCCACTGACTTAGCCAGCCTTGCCATCTCGTCATCGACTACCCCCCATTCCAATACAGCCAGAAGCATTGATATCTTCGGAATGAAGCTTTCTTTCCAGCGTGATATCTGTGACTTATCCACGCCTACAGCGTCAGCAATGTCAGTGACGCCTCGTAATGCAATCTTGTTCAGTAGTTGGCTCTCAATGATTCGAGCCTTGTTGCGTGTGGTTGCACGTTCCATTGCGTACTCTTCCCTTGTGATTTGAATGTTGTTGTTCCTCCCCGATGATCTGGGGATTTAGTTTTGATGGGCGCTTTTCAGCGCAGAGGATTTAAGGAGCGGGTGGTGCTTAAGCTGCGTCGCTTACGGCTTTCATGTATCGCTGCGGGTAGAGAATCTGCATTTCGGTAATCATTCCTTCGTAGAACCTAGAAAGTTTTTCGGCCATTTCAAGAGAGGTAATTTGAGTACCCCTTTCGATTCGGCTTAGGTTCCCGACATCGCACTGAACAGCAAGTGCCACCTCAGCGATCGTCAGTTTTTTCTCTACACGCATTTTCCTTAGTGGTGTTTGCATATTTTACCCCTTTAAATGCGCTATACGCATATTATGCGATAAGTAAAGTTTGCGCAAGGCGCTTTGCGAGGGACGCAAAAAAGAGATTTAATAAAGTTATGAAAATAGGACCGCGTATACGTGAACTTCGCAAAGCTGCGAAAATGACAATCCTTGAGTTAGCCACCGCGATTGGTAGCGATGTGGGGAATATCTCACGCCTTGAGACAGGGAAGCAGGGGTTTACTGAATCAACAATCACCAAAATTGCTGACGCTCTAGGAGTTGAAGTGGCTGATTTGTTTACCGATAAGGACGTAGAAAAAGGCGAAACAAAGCGTCATTCAAAATGGAAAGATTCATACATTATTGAATGCTTAGATATTTCTGTAAGCGCTGGCCCCGGTTCCATCAATAACCAAGAGTTCGTTGAGGTAATAAGATCAATCGAATACACGCCAGAGGAAGCTAGACGCCTTTTCGGCAATCGGCCAGCATCCGTTGTGAAGATGATCAATGTTCGCGGAGATAGCATGTCGGGGACTATAGAGCCTGGAGATCTTATTTTTGTCGATGTAAGCGTTAATAACTTCGATGGTGATGGCATATACGCATTTCTTTATGACGACACTGCTCACGTTAAGAGACTACAAAAAATGAAATCTCAGTTATTTGTTCTGTCAGATAGCGACAGGTACAGAACTTGGGACCCGATAGAGCGTGAAGAAATGAACCGTGTATTAATCTATGGGAAGGTAATTGGGAGCGTTCCGCAAACATACCGTCGTCACGGCTAACCCACTGCTAGCCCATAGAGGGGTGGGTAAAGATTAATCTCTCAAATAAACGGTCTGGTTAACGGATGATCATTTTGATGTTATGGGATAAATGGACATTTAAACAGTGGCAAAAATAGATGACTACCTGCCAACACAGGTCGAGGTTGACCGAGTTCTTTTCTGTAAAAAATTCGTCGACTTTTCACCACTGAAGTGGCAGACCAAGCCACCTCCTAACAGGCTTAAAATACAATTAGTTCCTACGGATGAGGAAGGGATCCCCATTTATGGACTTAGTTTTATTTTACTCTGGAAGCCAGATCATGACTCATTCGAAAACCCTGACGAGTCATATCCTAAAATGAACTTGGTGGCCCTATATCATCAAAAGAGAATTTTCGCAGTAGACACCTATCCATTTGATAAACATAAAAATAGCTTTAAAATTGACCATCCTGACTATCAAGATAGCATCAATGGGCCTCATTACCATCTGTACTATGAGATGGCTGGGCACTATAGTGAGAAGATAGGTTTTCCGATAACTGAAGGCATCAAACCAGATGACTTTATTGGATATTGGAATTATTTTTGTACAAAACTTAATGTAACCTGTAAAGGCAAAATACAACTTCCACTTGAAGATGAATCCGGACAGATGGGATTTAATTTATGATGTGCTCAACCGTTATTTCTAACTTAGGTTTCGAATGCCACCCAATAGGTAGCGGAACCTTACGAATTATTAGCCCATTCACTTATTGTGATGATGGGGAGCATGTCGGTGCCTTTGTCAGGGAGATCAATGGTAAGTATCTTGTCAGTGACCGCTGTGACGCGCTCATGAACATGGAGTCAAGAGGAATATCTTTAACCAAGAAGAGAATTGAAGATATCCGATCGCTACTACTTCGTGAAGGTGCTGAACTCAATGACCGAGGTGAAATCATTGGGTGGGCGACTGAAAGTAACATTGGATCTGTAACTTCAGGAGTAATAAGAGCAGGAATACTTGCTTCAAGTTTATCTACAGATTGGTATCAGCCTGTCCATGTAGAGAGATTTGAAAGTCAGGTGATTGATTTCATGTATCACTCAGAAATTAAGAACATCATTTCTTTGAGGGATTCTGTTTTGGGAATGAGCGGACATCACATTACAGTTCCTATAACCGTGAAAACATCATCTCCAAAACTGATATTTACCTCCAGCGTAAAAAGTGGCGGGAGCTGGAATAGCGCCTATTCGTTACTTGGTAAGCTAATCGACTTGAAGAATTCTGGCGATGACTTTAACAATAGGTATGTAGTTGTGGATAGTGATTCAATCGGCGAACAAATGCACCAACTAAGCCTTTTGTTCAATGAAACAAGCCATGTGCTTCCATTCTCCAAGAGAGAGTCGTGGATCCATAGATTAGCTGCATAATAAATAACAACCTAACCCGGCCCCGCTGCCGGGTTTACCAAACAAAACTATAAGATGTATGTAACCTATTCGCCGACGTCGCTGTCGGCTTTTTTGTGCCTGTACATTGCTAAATTACGAAATGGTTACGATACTCAATATGTCCTAATGAGAGTTCTGTTTCTTCCTAGTTGCCCCTCTATCGCGGGGCTTTTTTTTGCCTGTAATCTGCTACTTCACCAACCCATCTTCCAACTGTTCTACCGCCAACTTAATAGCTAAGTTGGATTCACCTGTCTGCTCCATGATTTGCCAGTGTATACGCTTTAGCTGATACGCCACCTGAGCACGGCTTATCTCATCACCGTTCTGTGCCAGCATCAAACAACTTTCTCCTACCAACCTGCACGCCTCGTTATATACCGAATCTGAGTCTGACATTCCAACCTCCGCATAAATTTCACCCAATTTAGCACACTTTTCACGCCTGATAGCCGGTGCGAAGGGTCACATCTGCATATCCGTAAAAATAAATATGCTTATATTTCAAATTAATAGCAAATATGCGAGTTATATTTATTAATATGCGTTTGACGCATTTGCGCAATGCGCATATATTGAATCCATCGAAACGGCAGGACGCCAAAAGTACGACAGGAAGTGTTCTTTAAGATAACAGCGCTGAAAAGTGCAAAACAACCAAAGCGAATGAGTTTTGGGATGTGGTGAAAATCTTGCTGTAGAGGCTGATGGTTGCAAATGCAGTCACAGTCCAGACAGAGATCGGCACTGTCCACCGCATCACCAAAACTCATACAGGAGGTTTTATGAATACTAAATTACTTAAGGTCACCGTGCGCGCTTCTGGAAATCCAGTCTACTTTGGTCGCACTTTCGTTGGTCACACTAAAACCGAATTTTTATACAAAGGCCGCCCAGCTACTAGCGTCATCAATCCTAAGCAGCGTTATATGAAGCTGTCTCCAATCTCCCTTTAGTTATTTCATCATGCCGCTTAATTCAGGCGGCATTAGTGAAGTTATTAACTGGAGGTAACACCATGGCTCATCAAGGTTATGACAACGCCAGACAGCGCCGTAACGATAAGCGCCTGGCTCTCACAGCAGCATACAACGCACAACACGGCATCGTAGAACCAGAGTCACGTGAGATTAAGCACCCCACTCTGCGATTGAACCGTAAGCCAGCTAGCCGCATAGAAAGCGCCATCAACCCTATCAGCTTCGAATACAGAGCGCAGATAGAAAAAGCAGCAGAGTTTTACTGTGCGATGGCAGAGAAAGCATCAGAGAAACGCCAGCGCGACAATCTGAAAATTCGCGGCAACTACGACCAGCAAGTCAACGCTCGCCAGAAGATGCGCGGTCACAGTATCCCGCTTATTTAGTTGCAGCAGGCTTCCGTAACGTTCGTGAAGATTGCTATCACGTTATTAAGTAGGCCCACCACATAGTTAAGGGGTAAGAGAATGGCACTTTCTTTCACTGTTCTGGCTGGTAAGTCAGATAACGACGACGGCGAGGGGTTATTACTGCGTGATTACTTCGCAGCCAAGGCATTACAGGGATGGCTGGCAAGTTATCCAGAAACAAGTAGTCATCCCGTAGTAGCAGGTAACGAAAATAAAGTAGCCAAAGAAGCCTATCAAATGGCAGACGCAATGATTAAGGCGAGAGGGTGAGATATGGGGCGCTCAAAATTTGACGCTATTTTAGAAAAGCATGACGCAGTAAAAAATGCGGAAGCTGATGGGCTTGTAGCCGATAGCTTGGATGTGAGAAAGGCCATCATGGAAAGGGTTCATGCAGGAGAGATAACACTTCTACAAGCTCAGGATGAGCTAAAACGTATCAAACGTAACGCCAAGAAAAATGGTTTAGTTACACGCCATCAAGCATTTAGTCGCGGTTAATCCCCACCCCCAACAATCCCCAGAGTAAGCCTGACAACTGTCGGTGTTTTGCTGTGGGCTAAACATAGGAAATGAGCATGAGTGAAGCAACCGGCTTATCGATTGTTATCGAGCCTAAAAACGCTCTCGCAGTATTTACCCAGCCTGACCACATCGAATCAATTCTTCAGCAGGTTGAGAAAGAAGTTAATTCGTTTGTTCCAGATGTCAGCACAAAGAAAGGCCGCGACGCTATTGCTTCTCTCGGCTTGAAAGTGGCTAAGACCAAAACGTATTTGGATGGGCTGGGTAAGGATTTGGTTACCGAATACAAAGAGGTGCCAAAGAAAATTGATGCCAGTCGCAAGACGGTTCGTGACCGGCTGGATGCACTGAAAGAAAAGGTTTTGCTACCGAAGTTGGAGTATGAAGCAGAACAAGAACGAATTGCAGCGGAGTCAGCTTATGCAGCCATGTGGCAGGAAGCCCATGAAATGGACGCCAGCATTACAGCAGAGCGATTGGTCAAGAAAGAAGCCGATCACGAAATGGCCCTGCTGATGAATGACGCCTTCGCCCGCGCTCGGGCCGATAAGAAAGCTGAAGATGAACGCTTACAGAAAGAGCGTGACGACCGGATTGCAGCAGAGGCCGCCGCTAAGGTTAAGCGGGATGCTGACCTAGCGGCACAACAAGAGCGTGAAGCATCAGCGCGTCGTGAAGCTGAGTTAAGGCTTCAGGCAGAACAAGCAGAGCGTGATCGCGTTGCATTGGTTCTTAAGGCTGAGCAAGACAAGAAAGATGCAATCGCCAAGGCCGATCGCGAGAAGCAGGAAGCTATCGCAGCCGAGAAACTTAAAGCACAGCAGGAAGCTGAGCGAGTGCAGCGTGAAGCTCAGCAGAAAGAAGATGCCCGGTTAGCTGAAGAGTTACGCATTGCTGATGAAGCAGCGGCGCGAGCAGCTAACGAAGCACATCGCAAGACTGTTGGCACCGCCGTGGTAAATGGACTGATTGAACATGCCGGACTAACTCGCGAGCAGGCGATAGCCACCCTGAAAGCGCTTATCAATAACCAAATTCCTCACACGAATACTCACTACTAATTAAAAGGTATCCCTATGCAATACGCCATTGCAGGGTATCCCGCATCGGGATGCTCTACTAACTATTTGACCAAAATTCAGCACGCACCGGCCTACCGCCTCACATCAGCAAGTTTCACTCCCCCACCACGGAAAGGTATCTGGGAAAAAATTATTGAAGCACTAACACGGAGGATTGAGCCATGAAAAAAAAGGAACTTAAGTGGTGGCGTAACCACTGGTTGGTTTGCGCGAAGTCTTGCCGCAAAGCAGGTAGTAGGCGTTCAGCAGCTAATTACCTATCTTGCGCCTCTGCCAAGCGTCGCATTTACCAATGGGATGTATCGATTGAGCTTCAGGAGGCCGCATGACGCAGGACGAGCGATTTTACGCAGCACTCGAATCAGTAGCATGGACGCGGCTGATAGATGATCCACTATTCACGGATGAAATGGCACAGATAGAAGCTAATTCAGATCATCGCACAAGTCAGCAGCAACAGAGAATTCAGGAGGCGCAACGTGGATTTGAATAAATTAGATGAGCCGTTCCCTGCCGCTGATATTGAGTGGCGAGTGCAGTCTTGCGGAGTGACAAGCGACGGCAAGCCTTGGGCCATGGTGCTGGCTTATGTTACCAACCGGGCAATTATGAAGCGCCTCGATGATGTTTGTGGAAAAGCATTCTGGCGCAATGAGTTTCGGCCAGCTCCAGTCAGTGGCGTTATGTGCGGCATATCCATCAAGGTTGAAGAAGAGTGGATCACTAAGTGGGATGCAGCCGAAAACACACAAGTTGAGGCAGTCAAAGGCGGCATGTCAGGGGCGATGAAGCGTGCGGCTGTCCAGTGGGGTATTGGTCGGTATCTATATCAGATTGAAGAAGGGTTCGCTGAAGTTAGCATCGAAAAGAAAGCTGATTGGAATCGGGCAAAAACAAAAGAACAAAAAATTATCTACTGGCGCCCTCCTGCTTTACCAGATTGGGCCATGCCTCCAAAACTAGAGCCTCAGCAACAAAATAATACCCACACGCTACAGCAAAGAACGCCAGAACAGTACCTGGCAGGCTTTACCGGTTGGGCCATCTCGTGCACTGACCTGATAGCTTTAAAGGATGCTTATGACGGGCTGTGCAAGCGACTAACGCAACACCCTGAATTAGCTAACAAGGCCAATAAAGCATATCAAGACCAGCTCTCAGACTTAAACAAGGCGGCGTAATGGGACACACAATAACTATCAAGCTACAGAAACCAGCAAGGGAATTTGCCGCTGGTGATTCCATAGGATTTGGAATCCGTGGCGGGGTTCGCTACTACGACAGGAAGTCGCAGAAAAACGAATTCACCAACTACCAGGCTGTGATTTTTGCCAAGGAGGGCAAGCAAGCGGAGTTTTACAGGGAGGCGCTAACGGAGGGCGCTATCGTTGAGGTGTTTGGGGAAAGCATCAAAGTCGACGTTTACGATGGTCAAAATGGACAGTCCATCACCCTTGAATTGAACAATGCCAGATTAGGATTTATCGAAGCTGGCAGTAAGCAGGGAAAGCCGCAGCAACAAGAATCAGGGAAGAGTTCAACGCCGCAAAATCAGCAGCAATGGGGGCAGCAGCATGCGCAGGGACAGCAACAGGCAGCGCACCAAAGCAGCGAACCACCAATGGATTTTGACGACGACATTCCATTCTGATGTAACCACTTCCCGCAGGTAATCCCATGACAATCAGAAAAGAAAACTATGCAGAAATAATTGCAGGATGCCTCTCGGCTTTTGATTGTGCAAAGCGCGGAGAAGAACACGAACGGCTTTATGAAAATGGATACGTGTACGCAGGGATGCTGCACAAGATTAACGCGATAGCGGCACACAGACCACCGCTGCCACGGCTGATGGCTGACCAGCGCCAGGCAGCAAATATTGACAACTGGCTTGAGTATTACGCAGCCAACCCTAATTCTCAAAACCACGGCCCAGCACGGACAAGTAGCGACCGTGGCGGCTATGGCGACTAACAACAGGAATAGTTATGTCTGAAAATACTGATTATGAAACGTTAAAAGCTGAGCGCGATGCAGCACTCAATACCTGCACTCTGATTGCCGATGCTTTGGGTATTACCGGCGCGGTAGCAGGTGAAACTATTGCCAAGGTTCAACAGCTGGTTGCCGAGAATGTAGCCGTTCGAAGTGAGGTTGTTTGTTGGGCGAAAGAATGTGACCGCATAGTTCATCGCCATACGAACAAAATCACTGACATGCACCAAGCTCAAGCCGCAAGCGAACTTGACGAGATACTCAAGGAAACCACTCAGGCGCTTAACGAGATAAAGGCTCAGGGTGTGGAGGAACAGGTTTCACGCCTTGAAGGTGAATACGGGGAGCTTGATGACGTGTGCGTAATGGTATTTCGTGATTTGCGGGAGTTCGCCGCCAGCCTGAGGGGTGAACATGAAATCAAATCGTGAAGCTAAGCGGCTGCTTGGCATGACGTTCAATATCAGTCGGCGGCGAATAGTGACTAAATCTGAATGGACTGGATTGCACGTAAAGGTTAAGCCATCTGCCAGCCAGAACCGTGCTAAAAAACGGGCCGAGGAAGTCGAATATGCAGAATGCGTCTTCGGAGAATGGGGCGAGGTTAATTTTGATGGTCGCCGTTATTACTACGGCGGCTCACCACGATGCTGCCCATAAGGAACAGCTGATGAATAACATCGAAGAGCTTAGAGAGCACTGCAAAGAAATGATGGCTGTCTCTCGTATGCCATATGCGTATATCCCAGCATCATCAATTATCACTCTGATAGACAGAATTGAGAAAGCAGAAGCAGCGTTATCAGCGGCAAACGAGAGGCTGAGTAAGCCTGTTGTGCTGCCACGTATGCATGTTGGTTTTGATGGCGTTTCAACAAATGCCGGTGACTCAGTGCGCAATAAGGCAATAAGTGATTGCGCTGAAACAATCCGAGTTGCAGGTTTCACGGTAGAGGGGGAGTGAGCTATGTGCACTTTTCACGAAAGGAAGAAAGAAAGGGCTGATTATTACCGGCGGTTCGTCCACGGATGGAAATTGAAAGATTGCAGTGCTTGCAGTGGTAGTGGGTATTATGACCACAACGGGTCGCCGATGTGCGGGGTGTGCGGGGTGTGCGGCGGGGCAGGGAAAGTTCGCTTTCAGCCTTTGGTAGAGGGGAATGCAGATGCTGAGTAAAGCAGAGTTACAACACATAGTATTAGCGAAGCAAAATGGCTGGACGGAGTTTTACCCAGTTGGACGTGATGCAGAAATGGCCGAGGAGCTGCTATCACTGCGTGAGCAGCTTGCAGAGTTGAAAGCGTTGGAGCCTGTTGCTTGGCGTAACCGGTTTACTGGTTATTTGCATAGTAACAAACCCGGCATAGTTGATGATTGCTATGACGAGCTATTCACAGCAGCCAAGCCATAACCATCTCGTTTTTTTAACCCATTACGGACTCACAGAAACGGATTTCACTAAATCTGGAGTATCCCTATGCCTATTTCAATGCTCCCAGTCGAGCGTAAATTCCCGCTACCCGCCGAATTGACGGGCCGAATCAATGACCTTATTCACGAATATGCCGGCGAGATAGGCGTCTGTGAGGTGCTTGGCGTGCTGGAAATCGTCAAGTTTGGATTGCTGAATCAACCAATAAACGAGGTGGCGTAATGTGCGACGAAATCGAACAAGCCCAAAATCTCGAATTACTCAATATCAAAAACGGAATAGCTAATCGCAAGCCGACAATGACGTTTACCGGCCAGTGCCACTTCTCAGAATGTCGCCAACCCATAGAGCGCGGCCTGTTCTGTGATGTTGGGTGTCGTGATGACTATGAGATTGACGAGCGCAGAAAGGGGATGGCGGCATGAGTGACTTTGGCGGCAGCCACACACCGGACAACTTGAAAGATTTATGGATGACCCCGCTCGATATCTTCACCGCATTAGATATTGAGTTTGGATTTTACCTGGATGCAGCGGCCAGTCATAAAAGCGCCCTGTGCGCTCGATATATCACCGAACAAAACGATGCACTTAATAGTGCATGGGAAAGTTACGGCGCTATCTGGTGCAATCCACCCTACTCAGATATCTCACCCTGGGTGACTAAGGCGACTGAGCAATGTAAGCAGCAACTCCAAACGGTTGTGATGCTTGTCCCCGCTGATTCATCAGTCGGTTGGTTTAGCCAGGCTCTGCAATCAGTGGATGAAGTGCGATTCATTACTGATGGCCGTATATCGTTTTTAAGATCCGATACTGGCAAGCCAGTCAATGGCAATAACAAAGGTTCGTTGTTATTCATCTGGCGGCCATTCATCAAGCCTCGCTGTATGTTCAATACTGCTAAACGCGATGAGCTAAAGGCGATTGGACAGAAAATATTAACAGGGAGTAAAGCAGCATGAACTTAATCATCACATATCTTGACTGGATCCTGCTTGGAATCGGCGGCTGTGCAGCTTTATGGTTGATGTGGGTAAAGGGATGGTGAGCGCATGGAACCGACAATAGAGAACGCAATCAGGTCAGTAGCAAAAGATGCGCTTGCTGAAATAATAGAAGTTAAAGAGAAATACACAATTCAAGAGCACGACAAGCACTTCACTGAAATTCTTAATCGCTACGCAAAAAAAATCACCGCCCTACCCATTGAGATGCAACCGAAAACTTTCCCCGCCAAGCGCTGGTTAAGCTATTACGTCCGTCAGATTGATAAAGAGATAAGAGGACAGCTATGAATGATGTAAAAATCGATGTTCCTCCGGTCCTGATAAACAGGACAGCAATACAGCAAATGCTCGGTGGAATATCGCGAACGACCTTCTATCAGCGCCGTAAAACTTGGGAACAGCAAGAAACACCGTTCCCGCCAGAAGTAAAAGAACTATCTGCGCCAAAAGGGGGGGCATTATTTCGGTACCAAGATGTAATTAAGTTTTGTCATGATATGGGGCTAATTTCATCAACACACGCTTGAATCTTGCCCGCCCACAAATCCGCTGCTTCTATCTGCTCGCGTATATAATCGTGATGATCATATACAGCGAGCATACCTGCCATTTTATGCCCGAGTATCTTTTCTGAAACATGCGGTGCGACCCCCAGTTCTGCCATTTTTGTTTTTACCGTCCTGCGCAAATCATGCATTGCCCAGTCTGTCACTCCCATTTGCTTTCCGACTTGTTCGGCCATCGAAAGAAGAACCCCAGCAGACATTGGCCTATCCGTCTGAATTTTTGCAGGCGGGAATGCTTGTTCGAATTTGGGATATAGGGCGAAAATCTCTTTCAGTATTACTACTGCTGAGTCAGAAATGCCCCTCACAAATCTGCGCCGTGTTTTCGATAATTCCTCCCGCACTGCCCATGTTTTTCGCTCTAAATCAAAATCCCGTTTTTTAACCATCCTCATTTCTATACCACGGCAACCGGTGAGCAGGACTAATTTTATAAATAACTTGTTCTGATATGTGAGATTTGATGAATCGACAGCCAGCCAGAACAGGCCGATCTCCTTATCGTTTAGGTACCGGTCGATAGTTCGGATTGGGTCGCCCACATCGGCAACAGAAAGCGGAGTCAGGAGATTTCGACTAATTCGGTTACGCCGTAACGAATAGTTAAAAATTTGCTTTATCTTGACTAGCATCATGCCAGCCATCACGGGTGCCCCGTTCTCTCTCATTCGTTTAAATACTGATTCCCAGTGAGAAATTTGCATTTCATCAACGATCATTTTTCCAACATATGGAGTGACGTGCAGGTCAAACATCCGGATCCAGTAATCATACTTAACCAGCTTTTTAGCTTGTGGGCTTTCTAGCCATTCATGAATACAATCGCTGACGCTCAACGCTTGGATCTTCTCGTTCATTGCCATTTTGCGCTGAACAGACGGGTCTCTGCCCCCGCTTGCGTGCTGCCTGCACACTTCAACTGCATCTCTCGCTTCTTTTAGCGACATTGTCCCGTAAGTGCCTATTTTCATTCGCTGCAACTTTCCAGCAAAACGATAACGGAACTGAAATGAAACCAACCCTTTCGGACTAATCCTTACTGATAATCCATTCGCATCAGGAAGCTCACTTGGCCCACTGTATGGCTTGCCGACTATTTTTCTTAGCTTTGTGTCATTCAGTGCCAC